CCAATGAAGGTAAAGTATTCCTTTACGACTTTGGTAAGAAAATCTTTGATAAGATCATGGATGTCATGCAACCTCAATTCCCAGGCGAAACACCTGTGAACCCATTCGACTTCTGGTTGGGTGCTGACTTTCAGTTGAAGATTCGCAATGTTGCGGGATATCGTAACTATGATAAGTCTGAGTTTAAATCAACTGCTCCACTATTGGATGCGGATGAGACTAAACTAGAAGCGACTTATAATCAGTTGCACGATATGTCGGAGTTCGTTGCAGAGTCTTCATACAAGTCTTATGATGAACTGAAGGCACGTCTGGAAGTAGTACTTGGTCAATCGACTGGTGCTGGTAGTACTGTAAAGAATGATCTGTTGACTCAGACTGCTGAGACTGCACCGATCAAGTCTGCTGAACCTACTGTGGTTTCTCAGACTGCGCCAGAACCAACGATTCAGGCATCTGGTAGTGAAGATGACACATTGTCATACTTTGCGAAACTTGCCGCTGAGGACTAATCATGTATCACTTGTATACTGAGAATGGTTCTTATTCGGAGACAAGTCTTGTGAGGTTGCTGTTCGCAGTAATCTCACACAGATTCCATCACTTTGTAAAGGGTGAAGGTTTCCGAGATTAAAGCATCCTTGCCTTAGGATAAACCGTTATGGTTATAGGGGTCTCTTAGGAGACCCTTTTTTTTATTAGAAACTTCTAGCTAAACCATCAAAGTTATCTACTGCGGGAGTGGGATCATTGTACATGGCAGTACTTGAACTGTTGTTTGTGACAGTGGGTGCGTTAATGGTCTGAACTGCCATTTGCGTGGCAGTTGCATTTGATTCACGTGCTACCTTTTCTTCCTGAGTCGCATCTTTGACCGCATCAGCAGTTGTTGCATTTGCACGATTTTCTTTTCGTGCAGATATTGCGTCACCGACACCCGTGTCAAACATCATTGCACTTGACATTTTTCTGAGTGAACTTGCCCCTGATTGTGCTATATCCAAAGGTATTTTTTCTAAAAGAACGGCAATAGCATTAATCATTCCACGTATAGGACTGGTTACTGCATTTATCAAACCAAAGACTACGACCCCTACCATCTTACCGAAATCAAATTTACCAGTTTCGTCTTTCATTGCATCAAAGACACCCAATAATGAATCGGTGATTGAGTTGAACAGACTACCAATCATATCAGAGAATGAGAACGAATCAAGCATCTCAGAAAAGTTCTCAAACCCAAGTTTACCTGCTATCCAACTCACGATGTTCTTGAGTAGGTCAAGTGGCATTCCAACAATTCCTATCAAGACTCCACTGATTGCACCAAGGACACCACCAAGTATTCCACCCGACTCAAATCCTGCTTTGAATCCTCTAAATGCATCCACCATTGTCATTATGATAGTAAGAGGGAATAAAACCACACGACCAAGAGTTCTGAATATTTTAAAGAATCCACCAAAGGATTGTTTCAATGTGGTGAAAACCTTTTTAACTTTCTTTGCCGTATCTTTGATCTTTGAAGCGGTATCACCCGATGTCTTTGCCGCACCTGTAACAGAGTCTTTTAGTGCCTTGATATCATCAACAAAACCACGGAATGGTTTTAATAATTTACCAATTAACTTTGCAGCATTTTCAACAAACGTTAACTTCCTAAACTTTCCGGCAATACCACGTAATCCCACATTGATGTTTCGGAAACCATTGGTAAATGCTGTACGGATATTGGCAGCAAGTGCTGTCAGTCTTCCACCAAGACCCTTTGCCCAATCCTTCAGTTGGTCAATTCTCTTTGCAATTCTTGCAATACCATTATTAAATGTTTTTCTTATACGGTTAAATAGATCCTGAAGTTTCTTACCCGAATCGGGGAAGAATTTATTAACGAATGCTCTGAATGGCCATAACACTAATTTTGTTACAGACTTGACCATTTTCAACATGGTCTTGGTAAACGGACTCAATATTAATCTTGCGGCACGAACGAAACCTTCAACGATACCTACTGCGAGACCAGCAATTGCGGCAGTGATACCTGCGACCATTCCAAGAAAACCCATACCCTTGGTGTCCGACATAAGTTGACTGAGATCAGGTAGAGCACTTGCGGATGCTTTTTTCTCTGCCTCTCGCTTTTCTTCTAGTTTATCACCTCTTTGGTTCTTGAGGTCTTTGAAGTACTTACCAAACATTTTAGATAACGCACTGACTTCAGATGCGACCTGTTCGGTCGCACCACGGGACTCTGCGTTTTCTTGTTTGGTCACCTCAATCAGATGCCCTATTGTTTTCTCTGCCATTATTCCTATCTCTGTCGTTGACGTTCTTCTTGTTCGTGACGTTCTTTTTCTTCTTTAAGATGCTCTACTAGTAAAGCAACATAAACTTCCCTCTCAAACGGCATCATATTTTCTAGTTCTGTTAACGAGTAATTATGATGTTGCATCATGCCAAAGTTAGTCTTGTAATGGTTTACAAGGTTATCGTGTGAGAGGCATACTAAAAAAAATCTTGAATACCCTTCAGTGTTCTGTTCTGTTCCGTACCGCACTCTGGACATTTAAAGGCAATGTCGTGTTGCATTGATGGTGCAGATTGCATAAACTCACCAATCTTTTCAAACTGTGAGTTAGTCATTGAATCAATAAACTCTTGCATCTCGCCAGAACTAACTTCATTCGCATCAATCCTTTCTTCATCGGTCATAATTGTCTTGATGCAATTACCGATCATCTTGAAACCAAACTCAGTTTCCGACATATCCTCGGAAAAGTTATTGAGAAAATCATTAAACGCTGGATACTTCAGTTCCAATGTAATACTTGGTGTCAATTCAACTATAGGACTTACTTCAGGAAGTTCAACGTTAATATCCTGTAGGTTGATCTTACATTCTGTTGAATGTCCACACTCTTCATTCTCACACTTGATATTAATATCTGCCGTCTCACCAACTGAACGTGAACGAATCTGTGTAAACATATACTCAACATCAAATACTGTGAGGTCTTTTGGTTTCACATCTTCACAACAAATTCCAACAACATCAATCATTGCTCTCATTGCTTGTTTCTGGTCACCCCCTTCAAATGCAAGTAGAAGAATTTTCTCTTCTTTCACAAGGTAAGGTCTGTATAGAACCTTCTTTCCCGTGGATGGTTGAACCATCTCATGGGATGGGGTCGTGTTTAACTTAGGTAATGCCATTATATTATTCTCCAAATAATAATGTTATAAAAATTTTCTAATCAATTCGCCTGCGAGACCTTCAATAAATCCAGTATCCGTTGCGTCTCCACCTTTGGACTTCCAGTTCTTGTACGATAATTGTACCGACACTTCAAGTAACTCTCCATCATTACTCAACTCAATTGAATTCATTGTTGTTGGGTATGCCTTATCTAGGACTACTGTATATGTGATGTCATCACCGAATATGAGATTCAAATCAAACTGACCTTGTGCAAGATCAAGTGGCCCTAGTCTTGGTAATCTATTACGAATGAAAGAAGGTATCTTCCCAGCGTCATAGAGTTCTTTCTTTGCGATAGGGAATGCAGTTCCCTTCTTAATGTGTTGGATAATGACTGGATGTGTGTAGTCATTAAAGTATCCAACTTCTTGGGTCTCTTGGTTGACTGCCAGATTCTGCCATGCCTCAAAGTATTCTCTTACTTTCATATCATTGAGACAATGGAATGTCAACTGCATATCTTCTACTGCATGACCATATGCAATCTTGGTGGTGTGTAGACCCATCTGTTTTTCGGTTGACAGTATTTGTCTGCCGGGCAATGATGTTGCCTTACACAACAGGTTCATCTCTCGTGCGTGTGGTGTAAGAGGTGGTAGGAAAATCTTGAACAGATTCCCCATCGCCAAACCACCACCTTTACCAATCTCGGATTTGAAATCATCAATTGCGATCATGCGTTTCTACCTATCTTCTGTTTGGAATCGTAATAAACTTTCTTAGAGTTTGCCTTACGGAATTGTGCAGTCGGTAAGAATGTTGCGATCTCCCATTCTGGCATGGGTACTTCCGCAAACTTACTCTTTACCTGTTTATTCAGATAATGTTTTAAACAGGGTTCATAGTATTCTAACTTAGAGATCGCCTGTAACTTTTTGTAAGTAATTTGAAACTTTGCATTATCACCCGCTTTCATATTTGCGGTATCCATCAATGCATCCAACATCTTTGCACGTAGAATCGGTGGAAGGTAATGCAAGTTCAATCCAAGGAATCCACCCTTTGCAGGGCCTACAACAACGACCAAGGGGAACAGATCGTAGTACGGAAGTGTATCTTTATGTTTGGGATCATAGAAGAACATCTGCATACTACCAATCACACCAGTTCTATTTCTCTGCGTGAGTGGGTCTTCTTTTATTAACTTCTCTCGGTTTATGTTTCGCATATTCTTTGCTTTGTTCATAAACCATTCACGACTTTCCTTGGTACGAGGTGTTACACCCGCACGAAACGCCTGTAGTTCTAGTCTGTTGAATATATTACTCATGTCTT